ACTCATAGCAGTTTCAAAAGTTTCATATTGAGTGAGTTTAGGTTCTGCGCTGTCAATCACGCTACTTATGATCCAAAGTGTCCACATTGTTTTCCCTTTCGCATACTCGTTTTCTTAAATCGCTTGATGAGAAGCGGTGATCTCTTTTGTTGAAATATAGCTGGATACCCCGCTTCTTGCAAATATCCTTGCCCGTAAAATCCTTTTCACGATACTCTTCTCCTAATATTCTAACATCTATATGATACATTGTCAAGATATCATTTAGGTCAGTTTCGGTAGCATATGGAACTATTTCGTCTACATACGATACTGCTTTTAGTTGAGTATAACGTTCTACAATACTTTGTATTGGTGCATTTTTTTCAGCTCTATCTACACTTGGGTCAATTTGTAATCCTACTAACAAATAATCACATTGTTCTTTTGCTTCACGTAACATTTGTATATGTCCTGCGTGTAGTAAATCAAATGTACTACATGTAAATCCTACTTTCATAACATTTCCTTAAGAGTGTTTGTTAAATTTTTGTCTATTTTACTAAGCCAATCATTATAACTTTTAATTTCCATATCTAATCCTTCAGGTCTTTTTTTTGCCCATTTAAAATCAAAAGCAATTAGTTTATTTCCTTTTAAAGTTAAATTACTCATGCTTCCATTTCTTTTAAAAACATTTTTATCTTTAAAAAATTTATACATTTCTATAACTTGCTCAACAATATTTTCAGGCAAGTTGTTTTTTTGGTATAATAAGTTTGGTCCTGTATATTCTTGTATTATTGTTTGTGTATGCATATCTATATTTAGAGTTTTTGGTATCCATTCCCCTTGAAGTTTATTAAGCCAATATACTTCATTTTGAAAAAAATTATCTATATCTTGTTTTTTTACCTGTGTTTCATTTCCGTTACAAGTTATTCCGTTTTCTTTGTACTGCCTTTTAATTTGTTGTGCAGAATAATCAATACTTACTTCAACAACACTTCCTAAACCTTTGTGTTCTGTTTTAAATAATTCAAACATCAACCCCACTCAAATAAACTATTAAATGTATTATTTTGTTTTGTACTTTCTAAATCGTAGTTGAGTACACCAATCAAGTTATCAAGTTTGTTGTCAATAATAACTTCTTCCATAGCATCCCCATCGAACGGCAGTTCTTTAAACCAATCAGGCAAACGCAATTCATCTGTTGGATATGCAACACTAGTATATTGTAACGGATTTTGCTTTAATTTGCAAACAATAACTTTCATACCATCTACAATCTCTTGCGAATACTTGTCACCATTCATACGCTTGAGTGTGTTCCAGTTGATACTTGCTCTAACGTGTCCAGGCATGTTTGCTTTGCCTTGCTTTTCTTCAAGTCGTTGATAGTGTCCAATCTTGTTAGCACGTTTAGGCGAACCTTTTTCAAATCCTGGGCGTTCTTTAAATTCACGTCTAAATTCAGTAATACTATCTAGTAGATCTTTTTCATCCTTTAGATCCAACACCATGTCTAGCAATGTTTTTAAATAGTCTTGCATAAACACTGGCGTATCACTACGTTTCAAGTCTAAACCCATTGCTTTAACTTTACCTAGTTTGCCGTCTTTATCAGTGCGGTTACCTTCCAAGTCATACACACGCACTGCATAGCGTTTTTTAGTAATAAACAACCCTGTGTCTGCAACAACTTCACGACCTGCTGCAATAACTTCACTGCGTGGACGTGGACAATGAAATGCTGTACGCATAAAGTCTGGAAATGTTGTGTTTGCTTGTTCACATAGTTGATCATACAATGTAATAACATTATCTTTGCCCCAAGGAATATCTCCTGCTGCAATTTCATCTTTGAGTACAGGATATGCACTGAAGTAAACTGAGTCTGTATCACCATATATAATTGCTTTGCCTACATGATCATATTCGCCTGTGATAATTTTATTGACTTCACTAGCCATGTGTTTTGCAATTTGTCTGCCGGTAAGTGTAGTTGATTGTCCGATACGTTTATCAAAAAATCTACAACCTGGATTAAGAATAGCACCATACAAACTATTCAAGTTAATCTTTTTAACCAGCTGTCTTTTATCCCAAAACGCAATTTCTGTATCATTTCCTGCTGCAATTGCTTTGCGCATTTTTGCTTGTAGTTCTTTACGTTCAGCATACCAACGTTTTAATAAACCTGGAACAACACCTTCGATTTCCCAAGTAAATATAGTACCATTTGCACTCAACATCCACGGCTGTTGACTATCAAAAATTAATTTATATATTTCTGCACCACTTAGTACATGACTAGTACCGTCTTCTAAATCTAGTGTAAGTGCAACATCTTTACGCTGTTCCATTACTGCATCATATTCTAATACAGCAAACTTGCCTTCCCAAGCACCTGCAAAACTTTTCTTTTCTAGTGTTGTTGCATTGTGTAAAAATTCATCTGTTAAATCTAAACGTATTTGACCAATAATAGTTTCTGGAGCCATATTCATAGCACGAATAATACTTGGATAAAGTGAATTCAAATCCATTGAACCAATCCACTCATGCACACCTTTTTTTGGAAATGCAACATATGCACCTGCTGCTGCTGTGTTGCCTTCGTGTTCACGTCTATTAGGGACTTGCATACCTCTATTATGTGCTTCGTTAATAATAGCCTGTTCTGTTACAGCCACAGCACCCATAGTAGTTTGTAGAAGCACCGTATTATCGTGTGCAATTTCGTTAGCAAGATCAATAAAACGTAGTTTTTTGTCAATTTTATCTAGTAGTGCAACGTCTTGCCTGTTGTATTCAATAAACTTGCGGAAGTCGTTGTTATAAAGTTGATCAAGTGTGCCTTCATATACCGTTTTATTTTCACCAACTTCCATCTCACCGATAGCATCTAGTCTATATGTATGACGTTCTTCATATGTATACTTGCGATACAATTCGAGATAATCCATGTGGACTCTTCCGATGGTATCAAATGTTTCAGCAGTCTTACCAAACTTTTCAAATTCTCTACGTTTAGGCAATTGCTGCCACAAACAAAAGCGTCTTGTATCATCTTTACTTAGTATACGACTAACACGATTTACCGTATAAGGAATATCATAACCTTCTGAGTTCCAACCAGACAAAATATCTGCATCTTCAATAACATCGAGAAATGCTTCTAGCATGTCTCCTTCGTTAGCATACAAATAAGTATTATCAAAATCTGCAACTTCTGCCTGTGCTTGTTCTATAGTAAGTGTCTTTGGTGGAAGTGCAAAAGTTACAAGTGCATCAAGCCATTGTAAGTGTACCGTGATTGCAGTAATTGGCATAAATGGATCACTAGGATCCGCAAAGCCACGTTCTGGATCAAAGTCTGTCTCAATATCGAAAAACGCAACATTCAGTTTAGGTGCATCTTGGTTAAGATAGTTTTCACTCAAACACTGAAAGATTGGGTTTACATCCGACTCAAACATTTTCTTGCCTTTGTTTATAGCAAGTTCTTTTCTAAAATCTTTTGTGTTTTTGCATACTACTCGTTGCAATTGATCACCAAAAATACTTTTGTATTTGCCTCTTGGATCTTCATAGTAAAATGTGTACTTTGCTTGATATTCTTGATAGTGACGTTTACCATCTTTGCGTTCTACTGCACGAATAATGTCTGCGTCTCTGTCAAAAAATGCGTCTACGTATGGCATATATAGTCCTTATGCATCTTTATCGTAACCGGTTGTAGCTACGATTGTTTCAAGGTCTTCAAACTCATCTTGCACACGACTCCAATCACGTTTTTGTGCTACTTTAATTGCTTTGTTAATTAAACTTGGTTTTACATTTAATTCTTCTGCTACTGCTTTAATTGTTTCTTTTAATCCGCCTTGCAAATCTTCAATTTCTTGTAAAACGGTTACGCCTTCTTTGACTAAACGTTCTAGTTTGGCCTTTTCTTCAGGGCCATAGACACGATCGCTCATATAATACTCCTTGGTTATTGTTTTAATATACTATGTTTTCGATTCTTCGTCAAGTGTTTTATACTGCCATTCGTCAGTATGACCAACACTCCATTTTGGTTCTGTTTCTACAGCATAGTTTTGTGTACACACTTTAAAATCTGGTGTTAATAGTTTCTCAGGTGTTAAGGAGCTATCTCTCCAGATAACCCTGTTATTAGGCTGAGCAGCGAATTGACCGTTGTCAAGTCTAATAACATTAAATGATTTGTGCTCAGGATCGTGTTCTGAGAAGTTGGTGTCAAGGACGGAATGATCGCGGTGACAATTATCGATGGTGAACTCATACTCACCGGCATGCATACGTTTGTCCTTTCCAAAAAATTCACATCTAGACAAGATGGGTTTTTGGACAACGG